CATCATTTGTGATTTGTAGCATTGGGTTATAAGGCCTCTAAACAGTCGAGTTCAAGAGTTACAAAACCTGAGTCTGAAGTGCTTATTTCAAACTCCTGTATATCGCGCACCTGCCGCACGCTAAATGGCACATTGCGGACAATAAGAGCAGTGTCGAGCGGAACTGCTTTTGTTAATTGAGGGAATATTTCGATTGTCAGCTGTCCAGAGACATTACTGCTTACATCAGCAGCAACCATATAAACTTTGCTGTGGTTAGAAAAACGAATGAAATCTCCGTCAAGTAGTTGGCCGACTACAAGACCAGAAAACCCATTCAGTTGTACTTGTGTAGACCCAGCTGCAGCAGCTGTTCTGACTTTTGGAGAACCACTGGCAACCCCTTTGGGCTGGCTATATTTGGGTAAAACCACATCAAACACATTTTTGCGACCGCTTTGGCGAACCTGCCACGAAAAACACTTTCTGGAATCCGTTTCGTTTAAACGCACTGACTGCAATGTGAATTCCCATCGATGGCTTGGTATCGATCTGATGGATTGAATTAGAGATTTGCTTTCAGATCCAATGTTTGGGCTGTTCGATGCAAATCTGACTTTTCGCACCCTAAATGCTGCCGGTAAAGCTGACATGATATGACCCCTTCAGTTCACTGCAATGAGCAAATCAGGTAGGTTCCACAATGTAATAAGCAACGATAAAACTGCAGCCACATACCAAATGAATTTTCTTAGCTGTGTATGCGACATGCTTACCACCATCGAATTGCATGTATTGCTGGAGTAATGGCCAGCGCCAAAACAGCCAAACCAACAAGAACAAGCGCAATACCAACACAGGTCCTTATCCACTTATCAGTTACCATGTCCATTTTCAAACCTCGCTTTGGGTGAATTTCAAGCTTTGCTCTGCTATTATTGTCCAACGCTTTACTCCTATTGCATCTAGGGGTGAATGCTAAAAACCCCGGCATGCTGGTAACATCCGGGGTTTTGATTTTGTTGTCTTAGATGAATTTTTGGCACAAAAAAACCGCAATTAAGCGGCTTGGGTTATTTTATCTGGCTGTCTATCGGATTTCTCCAACGATGGACAAAACATTACGATTTTCCGCCAAATATGTCAACGACTTAATGATACCCCTTGATCTTCAAACGCTTGGCTTACCATTCCGGCGATAGCACCGCGATTACTCATAAGCATTTCAAGCAGCCCCTCATTGTTCATTGCCGTAAAATTAAAGCCCACTTCAACTTTGCCTGGAAGTCTACTGCTTCTGCTATCAGGGGCGTTTTGAGGTGTTTCTCGTAAAAAGTTGGTTAAATCTTGGTTTTGGCGAGGGCTTAATACCCGTTCGCCTTTATCGAGTAACCAGGTGCCCTCTTTTGGTATGTAATCAAGGCCACTGTGTGCCATACCAGCCAAAGTGCTGCCAGCCGCAGCAATTGCACCGGCAGCTAAAGGGCTAGTGGCGGCTGTTGCAGCAGCAAGGGCTGCAGGCGCTAAGCCTGGTCCAACGATAGGTATTGCGGCCGTTGATGCAAATGCGTTGATGCCTGAAAGCATCACCCCTGCCGTCGACTGACCTGTCACTTGGGCTATATAGCCAGCTGCCGCAGCGGTACCCATTGTTTTTTCGAGTGCAAAGTTAACAAGCTTCTGAGCACCTACCCTGATCAGCATCCGGATAGTTTCTTCAGCCATGTTTCTCAGCATGCCAGTAATGCTGAAGTTGCCAGTGGTTAAGAAGTCGTATAGCGCATCTTCAAGGCCGCCAAAGGCAGAGGTAAACATATCTTCCATTTGGCCAGCTATGTCACTGACCTGATCACTCCAGTTCGCCCAGGCTTCATCCCAGCCGTTGGTCCAATCGCCGCGCATTTCGTCTTCACGGGCGTAGTAATCTTCCATCATTTGCAAGCGAGTACTTAGCTGCTTGTCCAGCATTTCGATTTGGCTGTCGTACTCGTCTTGAGAAATGGAACCACTAGTAAAATCGGAGGTTGAGCGGTCGCGGCCGCGCTGAACATCACGCTCAATTGAATTGCGCTCCCCTTGCCTTTCACGTGCACGATCGCCCATACCAAAGTTGGCCAGTGCATCGCCGTATTGCTGTTGCTGGGCTTGGATTTCACTCTGCAGGTTTTGCTGATACGCAGTTAAACGGTTGATCTGCTCACGGCTTTTTATTTCGCGTTCCAGCTCTACATTACGTTGCAACTGGCTGCGAATAGCGCTTTCTTCAGCTAACAGGCTTTTTTGCTGGGCGGTAAGGGTTTTCTTTTCTTTGATATCGGACAGCTGCTGCTCGAACTTGATCAGCTGCTTTTGTGCTTCACCCAGCTTTTGGTTGGTACCCAGCTGCTCACGAAGCGTTGCTTCCTGCTGGGCCAGCTGCATCATGTAGACTTTGGCTGAGTCGTCAGATACCTTTTTAGTAGTTTCCTTGAACTTCTCTTCAATAGCCGCTAAGCCTTTGGCAACTGAAGCTGGCGATAAAAGCGCACTACTTGGGTCTGCGGCCCTAATTTTATCAAGGTCGGCGTTGTATTCTTTAATGGCGGCGGCTTTTTGTTCTTCTTTGGTTTTACCTTCATCCAACAGCTTGTTTATTTTTTGCTGTGAAGCAATAGAATCTTTATCCAGCTGAGCCCTGAGTTTTTCGCCGTCTGCCTGCATTTCAGACATCCACAGCTGAGTTTCCAGCAGCCTGACGACTTCTTTTTGCTGCTCAATTCTTGAATTGTCAGCCCGAACAAATTGCTGATTGGGCGTTGTCATTCCTGCCGTAGGACTAGTCTCCAGCTCAACCAGTTTCTTTCTGGCTTCTTCGAGTTGGCTTTGCAGTGTGTCTGAACGGCCGAGATTTAATATAGAGTCCCAAGCTTCTGTGCTGCCAGTTTTGATAGCTTTCCAAGCTTTTTCGATATAGCCGAGATTATCAACAATAGCCTGAGTGCGCTGCTCGGTTGCGTCAGCATAGGCATTCATTGCCAACGTGGCGGCGTCTTGGGTTTTACCTTGCTTCTCAAGGGCAATGATCTGCTCGTAAATATCAGCAGTGAGGAAGTTGTACTTTTCGTTTAATTCGGCAACTGATTTGGCTGGGTCCTTGGCCAGTGATTCGAATTCTTTTACTGTGTCGGAAATGGCTTTTCCTACAGTGTTTTCCATCAGAACTGCTGAACGGCTGACAAGCTCTAACTGTTCTGAGGTGAATTTGCCTGTGGTAGCAGCTTCGGCAATAGCTGCTGATGCCTGACGCTGTGTTCCGGACACATCATCGATGCGCTTAGCCATTTCAGCCAGGCTATCTGTCGTAACACCTGCCACATTTCCAGTAAAGACAATGGCCTGACGAAACTTATCAGCCTCTATGCTACCTTGGTAATATGCCAGAGCTAAAACACTTAATCCGGCGCCTGCAAGAGACAGCGGATTAATTAAACCAACGATGTAACCACTCAGCGCTTTAGCTGCTGGGCCGGCACCACCAAACATATCTTTTAGCTGACCACCTTGCTGCAGGAATACGGTCAGCGGGTTTTGCCCACCAGCCAGAGAAACTGCGATATCAGTAAATTGAGCCGGAACACCTCGCAGGTTTGCCTGTAATTGCTTTGCAGACATACCGTTTTTATCGAACTGAGTGCCGATACCACTTAATGCCGTGCGCGATTGGTTTATTGTGTTGTTCAGGCGGTTAAATTCAGCTTCATCGACAAGGCCTGATTTGAAACCTTGCTGCAATTGATCTTGCATTCTGTCGAGTTCGGCCAGCTTGCCGATCGTTGGGTCTATTTTGTTGACCAGATTAGAGAACTCACGCTGTTGCAGTGCAAAAGCGGAGTTAGTCTCAATAACCTCACGCTGCATAGCTTTCAGCTGGTTTGTGTAGTTGGTATAGGCGCTTTCGTCTACGAACCCTTTTGCTCTGTGGGCTTCAAGCTGGGTCTGCATCTTGTCCAGGCGATTAAGCTCAGCAACAACCGGGTCAATTTTATCAATCAGGCTGGAAAATTCGTTTTTCTGACGCTGCACAGCTTTATTCATTTTGTCTAGCGCACGCTCAGTTCTGTTGGCTCCTTCCTCAAAACTGCCTGTATTGGCAATGACGTTTAACGTCAGATTACCCATGCTGCGTGTCATGTTTTCTCCGGACTAAATATGCATTGAAACCGCGGCAATTAATGCGGCACTACCCAACAACAATGCTGCAATTAAAGCTGCAGTGGCCAATCGTTTTCCAACAACGCCAGCATCATGTTCGTTCATTTTTCCACCTACCTTAACTTGGTGTTTGGGGTTATACTTCATACACGCTGAGCTCCTATGTTTCGGATAGGGGTGAATGCTAAAAACCCCGGCATGCAGCTAACATCCGGGGTTTTGCTTTATGTGACATTAATTTTACTTCGGTTTAAAACGGCTGGTATGACCAATAGATGACGATTTTTAATCCCAAGCCAGCATCGCCTCTTCCAAGCTGAGTTCTTCTTCCAATTTAGGTGTTGCAACCATAAAGTGGTCCAGCGGTTTTTCGCTACCGCCAGCACTATGGTGTGTTAGTGCCATTTGGTGCGCTGCTATCAACTCCATGCGGTGTTGCATAGCCAACCTGCCGTACTTTTCCTTGTACGACGCCCAGATAATGGTTTCTTCATAACTCAGATTGTTTTGTGCTTCTTCTATTGTTTTGCCGCCGACTCCGGCGAGGACGAGTTCGCACCAGAATTCTTCTTCTTCCGTAATGGCTTTGGGTCTGGCTTTTTAGACAGCCCATTTACCTCCCAAATAGCGGCAAGCAATGCCATACCTAGGCTTTCGCAGATTGGGCCGTGCTCTACCTCATCTTCTGTTAGTTCGCGCCCAGAGTTTCCCATCAGGTCTTCTGGACTAAACAGCGGTTGCCCCTGCTCGTTTACAATGCTGGCACAAATACGGGCCACCATTACACCGTCATTTGCCTGAAACTTTGCTTCGGTATTCACGGTGGCAAATGATTTTTTCCGTATATAAACGATTGCAGACAATTCTTGCTCTTTGCCTTGGTCGTCGGTGACGTACCACTTAATTTCGTGCTGAACAGGAGCCGCGGCAGTAAAACTGCCACTCCTGACCAGTAGATCTTTGTTCAGAAGGTTCATACTGAAATCACCTTATACCTGAGGGGTGTAAGAATCAGGTGTACGTCCTTTTTTCAGCCATTTACCACTACCTGAACGCTGGATAGATAAGGCGGTTTGCACAACAGCATTGATTGCAAAATCAAACGGGAAGTCGGCCACGTAGCCTTCAAAAATGTACCATGTGCGGGTGTTTGGTAATTTCAGTGCGCCTGCTGTAATAGTCGGCGCAATGTCTTTGCCATCTGACCAGCCAACAACAAACTGAATATTTCGATCTGTTTGTTCTTCAGCTAGTTCAGCGAGACGTATATGTGCTGCGACTTCTGGGTCAGCCTTCACAGAACCCGATGCTTGGCCAGGTGTAGACATGCCTTTTTTGTAGCGCATAGTCTCATCTTCTAAATCAGTATCATCTACCTGTCCTGCCGGCGAACCACCCGGATTGAACTGAGTAAGACCTGGAATTTTTACCACTTGTGCAGCGGCTTCTGCATCAGGATCAATAAAATAGACCTGAGTGCCTTTAGTTAACTTGGACATAGGGGTAACTCCTTTATTGCTTTAAGGCTTTATCAAGCTCTTTATTGAGCTCGGTGCTAAAGCGGTGAATAACTTGGTTTACATTTGCACTAAAAACAGGTCGCATGTACGGCTTTTCACGGACGAACTTTGTGCCGTACTCCATAAAGTGCCAATGAGGTGTATTACCTTTTGGCCCGGCGTCTGGGTTGCCTTTAGGAATATTTTTAAAGTTTGTTGCTACACCAATTCGGTATAGATGTTTACCTGTTTGACGGTATACCTTGCTGCCAAACTGGAGGCGGATGTTGTCGGCTATTCTGCGGCCTGTGTTGGGATCATCAATGGCTAAAGCTCTTTGCTTTGCGGCTCTGACAATGATGCCGGAGGCTCTGCGCAGAGCTGAACGAGTCGCTGTACCACGAATCTCTGATTTTACCAAGGCGAGTTTGCGTCTCGCTTCACCAAAACCGATAAGCGAGAATGTGATTTTATCTGCCATAGTTAACTCATGTATTTGAAAGTGATTTCGCTAACCAAATCTGAGGACACCCAACCTAGTTCTGGGTCACCGTCTTGATCTATTTCTTCTACGTCAAAATTGATAAAGGCGTAATGTTCGTTTTCGTCCTCACAGTCTTCTAAAGCGGTAGTAATCTCTTTTACAAGCAACTTCAACTGCACAAAACTGTTGCTGACCACTTTGAAAGTCATAACAAATTCAGCAATATCTGATTTTTCACCGTCTAAATCACGCTGCCGTTTGGGTTTACTGGCCTGATAAATGATGTATGGGAAAGGCGCGTCTTCATCCGGATAAACAGGTGTAATTCGGTCGACCACCAGAGCCTGTATTTCTGGCTGGGCCAGCAGGTAATCTCTTATGGTGAACTCTATAGGTACTGCATCAGGCACGTGGTACCTCCAGTACAATAATCAGCTCACGGTTTAAATTTTTCGTGTTATCGACTTTAGTTATTTTGTACATACCACCTTGATAGCCGGCTAATAAGTTGGCCTGGACTTGGGGGTAGTACCTGGTGCGCAACATGATCTGCCCTGCCACAGCTATTCCTGCAGCAACTTTTTTTGCTGACTCGGTGGCTGATAATGGCTCGCACTTCAACTCACCCATTTTGGTGGGCGTTTTGGTTTTCTGGCCGCTGGCGTCACGAGCGCCTGCCTCGCTGTAAATTTCCAGCTTGTGCCGTAAGCCGCCGCTGCGCATCAGCCGATCCTTGGTATGTAGTAATGGTTTAACAGCATGCTGACCCCCATTGGCAACTCACCAACATTTACGGCTGTGCTCGCTTCTCTGTTTTCATACAGATGGCCGATGATCAATAATGCTGCACTGCGGACAGTAGCCGGCAATACTTCGAAGCCAACTTCAGCGGTTATAGTTACAGACTCTGGCTCGGCAATAGTTCGCGGCCATTGCTGGCCAAAAGGCGGAAGTAAAAGTGGGTAAACTCGCTTCCGTCCGTCTAACCTCAGTGTTGCAACGTCCAGCTCCTGGCTAACTCCATTTGCATCGATGTACTCCACCAAGGAAATGTTTTGTACTGGGGTCCAATCCAACTCGATAGCTGCCGATGCTGGTGGAAAACCATCAAGAACGATAATTTCTTCTCTTGATGTAAAGCAGGTCCCTGTCATTTCTTCAACCAGTTTCAGAGCGGCTTCAGCCAGACTCAGTAAAAAATCATCTTCACTGCCATCATCAAAGCTCGAATCAAGACGCAGGTGTTTTTTAATCAGCGCCAGATCAATCATTGGTAGTTCCTAATGTCAGTGAGCATGTTTTTCAAATATAAAGCCGGAGCGTTTGCCCCGGCTTCGGTTTGTACTTTTTCTATGTTATTCAGAGGCTTCTTTTAACTCAGTGCCTGAGACGGCGACCTTAATTCCCTCTACAAGCTTAGTTGCCTGTTTCTGCGGGAAACCAGCCACATCGCCACGGCTGTAACGTCCCCAAGGCTTAGTAAAAGTGACAGTTACGTTTTTGTTTTCAGCTTTTTCAGCTGGTTTATCTTCATTTTTTGTAGCGGCCATGATGACTACCTATATTTTTGTGAATGAAAAAGGCGGCCTCTAAGCCGCCCATTCGATATTGATTACCAGGTAACAGCGGTACCCAGGGCTAAGCCCTCTACATGGCGGAAACCCACATCATGCTCTGCTACTACACGTACCAATGACTGGTTACGAGCAAACGCTGATACCAGGTTGCCGTTGCTATCTTTGTAAGTTGCTTCCTTACTGAAATCGATGGTCATATTGTCCATTTCGCCGATGATCACATCGTTCCAGTCGGCAAAGTAGATTTCAGACTCATTGCTGCCCGTGCCCAGGTTCACCGGAATGGTTGTGCTGTGGACGATTGGATACCCCTTCAGCATGCCCTGAGCCATTTCAGGATAAGCCTTATTGCCATTGCCATCACGCAAACCCTGCAGCTTGATAAAGCTACGTGGAGAAAGTGACCAGCCTGGGCGTATCAGCAGACTATCAGACTGCAATAACATAAGGATCAGTTGGTCAAGCCAGGCATCAATAGTGGCCAGGTCGGCGGTACCAGTCCAAGGAAGTGTGCGGCTGGCATCAGTCGCTGTTTTCTTAAAGCCTTTGGGTGTATTGGATGTACCATCATCACGCAGGAAAGCTTTATCTTCACGTACTGACATGGCGCCTAAAATGTCATTCAACACTAAGTTTTCGACCTGAAACCCAGCGCGGCCGATCAACTGGTTACTAATTGGCACCAGAGTAATCATGGTTTTAGCATTCAGTTTCACATCGTCGAACTCGGATTCAGTGCCGTTC